TTAATATCTGAAACTATGAAATATTTGTCTATAGCTGGTAGAGATTTGCGCAGTTTAGACAACAACACTATTCGTGAAGAAACTGAAAAATATGCTATAAATTTAAAAACTATTAGTGCTATAACTGGAGAAGATGCCAAAAAACGTATGGAAGATGCACGCCGTGCATCTGCGAATTCGTTAGTGCAAGCAAGACTAGCACAAATGACACCAGAAGCTCGTAAACAATTTAATGCTGATTTGGCAACTGTGCCCAAAGAAATAGCAACTGCTGTATTGCAACAACGATTTTTGGGCACTATAGTTGATAAGAACGCAGCAATTATGTTGTCATTGGCTCCAGAATTACATGGCGTAGTGCGTAATATGAGTTCTGCGCTAGGTCAAGGTGACGGAGTTATGGGGCAACTTCGAGAGCAATTCGCAACAACATATCAAACAGCGGTTCAATCTGGAAAGTTTGCAGAACTTGGTCTGTCAACTATGGCTGGTGTTCAGGGAACAGCATCTGACGTTGAAACTAATTTATTACAAAATTTAACGTTGGCACTACAAAGTGGCGCAAAAGTGGCTGGGGCTGCTGCTGAAATAGCAACTGGCTTAGCATCAATGAAGGAAACAACAGACGGGACCACTGAGAATTTGTCTAAACTTAAAACCCAGGCAGAATTGTTAACATCCACTTTAGAAAAGCAAGTTAACAAACATTTAGAAAAATATTCTGGTTTGCTAGGTCGAGTCAATGATACCATGCTTAAATTTGTTAATGAGGCTGGTGATTACATGGCTAGTTTAATGGGTAAGAATGAAAAAACCTCGTCTTCTGGAAGTGGTGCTGCTGGGACTGTTGGTAATGTGGCAGGAGGTGTAGCGGGTGCTGTAGTAGGTAGACAAGTTGCTGGGGCTATAGCTGGTAGGGCAGCAGGAGCTGTAGCGGGTGCCACTGTTGGGTCATCCGTGCCAGTAGTGGGTACAGTGATTGGAGGTTTAATAGGTGGATATTTAGGTGAAAAAGCCGCTGAATACTTATCAGACCATTTTAAAACGCAAGAGCAAGAATCAAATCCTACAATAATGGAAGATAGCGTCACTGCAGAATCTATTCCAGGTGCAGCACGGGGTAATATATTAAGTGGACCATCTAACGGATTTATGGCAATGTTGCATGGCACTGAAGCAGTGATACCATTACCTGACGGTAGGACAGTTCCTGTAAATCTTTCCCTACCTAATAATATTAATTATGCAGCACCTACCAATAGTGATCGCATGTTATTCGCCAGAGATATAAAATTAGATAATTTATCTCTGGCAGTTAAAGAGATTAAAAATGCCATTTCAGATGTTAAAGAAAACACTACGACATTAGTAATACCTCAGGATTTTAAATCAACCATGGAAATGTCCAACAATGCTATCAAGGAAGTAATGAGAGAGCAGATATCTATTATTCGTGATCACAATGAAAAACTGGATAAATTGCTAACGGTAGCAACAGATACTAGATATATTAATCAACAATTACTAAATGCGACCTATTGATATTTAATAAATATACTTATAAATTTAAAGGTTAGACAGACAATGTCTTGGAAAAAATATTTTAAAGCACCATCTGGTGTAATAAGTCCTTTGGGGTCTGGGTTGAGCCCAAGTAATAATACTCCAACATATAGAAATTATCAGAGCAATCTGCCAGAATTATATATCGGACATCCTAATCGTCTGGAGCGTTACAATCAATATGAGCAGATGGATATGGACAGCGAGGTCAATGCTGCGTTGGATATTTTGGCTGAATTTTGTAGTCAACCGAATGCAATTACCAAGTTACCATTTACTGTTGAGTATAAAGAAAAACCCACGGACACTGAAGTTGAAATTATTAAAGAGCAATTACAGCAATGGGTCAATATCAATGAATTAGATAGTCGTATATTTAAAATAGTTCGCAATACGTTGAAATATGGCGATCAAGTTTTTGTTCGTGATCCAGAAACATTCCAACTCATGTGGGTTGAAATGAGCAAAGTTGTAAAAATTATTGTTAATGAGGCTAAAGGCAAAGAGCCAGAACAATATATAGTAAAGGAAATTGCTCCTAATTTGCAAAACTTAACTGTTACAGCAGTTAGCACCAGTGATACATATGTCAATCATCCTCAAGTAGGCGGACCTAGTGGTGCATATGTTCAACCTAAAAGTCCTTATACGGGTGGTAGTAGATTTTCAAATGCGCAGAATGAAAGTGCATTAAATGCTGATCACATAGTTCATCTTAGTTTAACCGAGGGGTTAGACTTATTCTGGCCTTTTGGTAATAGTGTTTTAGAAAATGTGTTCAAGGTTTTCAAGCAGAAAGAATTACTTGAAGATGCTATCATAATTTATCGGGTGCAACGAGCACCCGAGCGTAGAGTGTTTAAGATTGATGTGGGTAATATGCCTAGCCATATGGCTATGGCCTTTGTTGAACGTGTAAAAAACGAAATTAATCAACGACGAATACCTACTCAGACAGGTGGTGGACAGAATATGATGGATGCTACTTACAATCCTATTAGCACCAACGAAGATTTCTTCTTCCCGCAAACTGCAGAAGGTAGAGGTAGTAGTGTAGATATTTTACAAGGCGGGCAGAATTTAGGTGAAATTACGGATCTGAGATTTTTTACTAACAAACTTTTCCGAGGATTACGTATACCTAGTAGTTATTTGCCTACTGGTGTTGATGATGGAACACAAAGTTACAATGATGGTAGAGTTGGAACTGCATTGATTCAAGAATGGCGATTTAATAGATATTGTGTAAGATTGCAGAATAGCATATCAACGTCATTGGATCAAGAATTTAAACTATTCATGCGTTGGCGTGGCATCAACATAGACAGTCAATTGTTTGAACTGAAATTGAATGAGCCTCAAAATTTTGCACAATATCGTCAAACTGAAATTGACACGGCTCGTATATCTACATACACATCGTTAGAACCATTGCCTTATTTTTCTAAGCGTTTTTTAATGAAACGTTATCTAGGTTTAGATGAGCAAGAGATGAGTGAAAATGAACGCATGTGGGCAGAGGAGCAGGGAGATTCAGAAACTTCAGCCAGTGAAGAAGTTGGATTGCGTAGTGTTGGAATTACACCTGGCGGTATAGGGGCAGATCTGGCACAAGCTGAGGCAATGCCTACTGCTGATACAGGTGGAGAGGGTGGTGAAATTGGATCAGAACCTGGAGCACCTTTATCTCCTGCTGGCGGTGCTGGTGCGCCACCTGGACCTGCTGGCATACCTTCTGGTCCAACAGGAATTTGATAATTTGGGTAAATAGTTTTATGTTTATAACTGAAATTTTTAATATGCAAAATGCTGAGGGCTATCGTTCTGAAAAGGATGATCAATCAGTACAGAAGTTCTCAGACATGAGAAAAACTAGATTGACATTAATGCAGATAAAAAAATTGCGATTGATGTCTGATTTAAAGAAGTTTGAACAGCAGAAAAAAATCGAAGGTTTATCGAAACAATACAAACCTTCGGCCCCCGCAGCACCTGGATTTTAACCAAATTAATCAAAAAACACTCATTTAGCCTTAGTTTTTTCTAGATTATGTAAATAAATTTAACTAAATTTATTTAAGGAGATCTTATGAACAAATATGAAAAACTCATTGAGTATATTATCAATGAGCAAGATGATAAGGCTAAAGCGTTATTCCATCAAATAGTAGTTGAGAAATCAAGATCCATTTATGAGAGTCTCATAGATGAAAATGATTTTGATGAGTCAATGAACGCTGACAAGGATGAAGTCGAAGATCTAGTAGACGAAGTCAGTGTAGATGACGAGGCTTTGCCAGAAGCTGCCGATGATGAAGATGAAGATGGCATGGGTGATGACGTCATGGATATAGACGCATCAGATGATGACATGGATATGGACGCATCAGATGACGACATGGGTGATGAAGACATGGGTGATGACGACATGGACATGGGCGATGACGACATGGGTGACATGGGCGATGAGGGTGATATTGAAGATCGAGTCATGGACCTTGAAACCGCATTAGATGATCTTAAGGCTGAATTCGACAAGTTGATGGCTGATGAAGCAAATGAGCCAGAACATGATGACATCATGGGCGATGAAATGGGAGCCGATGATGAAATGGATACAGATGAGCCAGGTATGGTTCGTGAATATACAGAAAAAGTTTCAGCGGGTCATGGCGTAGAGAAGAAAGGTTCCCCAGAAGGGCACGAAGTAGGACAGGGAAAATCAGCCCCAGTAAACAAACAAAGCATAGTAGCTGGATCTAATAAAATGGGTGGTGGTTCAACCGCTAACATTGTTAGAGGTGGGGCTGAATCTGCTCCTGATGGACAGAAACCACATGGAAAAGCTGGTGGATTTGTTAAGCCTGCGCAGGAAATCGATGTTGCTAAACGTAATGTGAACAAGCCTGGTGGCAACAACGGAGCACAGCAATTCTATAACAAGAAAGAAACCAGTTATGAAAGTTCCAAGGGTGCCGAGGGACAAACAACTGCTGGAAAAATGTCTGTTGACTCCAATAGTCTCGTTGGTAGCAAGAAAATTCGTTAAGGTTTGAGATGACAAGGTATCTTAAAGAAAATCTAACCTTCGATCATGCAAAGATTGAAGTCTTGACGGAAGATGATAAGTCTGGACAAGGCAAAAATCTTTACATGAAAGGCATCTTTATCGAAGGTGGAGTTAAGAATGCCAATCAACGTGTTTATCCTGTTAATGAAATCAGTCGTGCTGTAGAATCTATTAATAAACAAATTAAAGGTGGCTACAGTGTACTTGGTGAAGTAGATCACCCAGATGACTTGAAGATCAACCTGGACCGTGTTAGTCACATGATTGAACAAATGTGGATGGACGGTCCAGCGGGTCATGGTAAATTAAAGATTCTACCAACTCCCATGGGACAATTGGTTCGCACTATGTTAGAAAGTGGTGTGAAATTGGGAGTTTCTAGCCGTGGTAGCGGTAACGTCAATGAAGGAACTGGGCACGTCAGTGACTTCGAGATTATAACTGTAGATATTGTAGCGCAGCCTAGTGCACCGCATGCTTATCCTCATGCAATATATGAGGGATTAATTAACATGCGACATGGGCATCGTGTATTAGATATTGCAGGTGAAGTCAAAGACGATGAAAAAGTGCAGAAGTATTTGAAAGAGGCGGTGACACGTCTTATCAAAGACTTAAAACTATAGGAGAACCACAATGTTAGACGCATTAAAGCCAATACTAGACAGTGGTATCATTAACGAAGACACACGCAAGGCTATTAGTGAAGCTTGGGAAACCAAACTTAACGAAGCACGTGAAACAATACGTGCAGAATTGCGTGAAGAAATGGCTGCACGTTATGATCATGACAAGAAGGTAATGGTAGAAGCATTGGACACCATGGTTACTGAGAGTCTTACTGCCGAAATTAAAGAATTCGTTAGTGAGAAACAAGGTATTGTAGAGGATCGTGTGCGGGTTAAGAACCGTATGCGTGAAAGTGCAGAAAAATTCAATAGCTTCATGGCTACTAAGTTGGCTGAAGAAGTTAAAGAATTACGTTCAGATAGAAAAATACAAAAAGAAAACTATCAAAAGTTGGAGAAATTTATCACTCATGCGTTGGCAAGAGAGATTCGTGAATTCGCTCAAGATAAACAGGCTGTTGTAGAAACAAAAGTGCGTCTGGTTTCAGAAGCACGTGCAAAACTATCAGAACTTCGTGCTACTTTTATACAAAACAGTTCACGCCTTGTTAAAGAAGCAGTAGCAACTAAGTTAAATGCTGAATTAACACAACTTAAAGAAGATATTCAACTAGCTCGTGAAAACATGTTTGGTCGACGTATTTTCGAAGCATTTGCCAGTGAATTTTCACTGACACACCTCAATGAAAATCGTGAAATTCAAAAGCTTAGACAAATAGTTGATCAACAACAAAAACAAATAGCCGAGTCTGTAAAAACTGCAGTTCAGGCTAAAAAGATAGTTGAAAACAAAGAAAGAGAAATTCGCGTAATTACTGAAACAGCACAGCGAAAAGAATTACTTAATGAATTGTTAGGTACACTCAATCGTGAAAAGCAAACAGTAATGAGTGAATTACTTGAAAGTGTGCAGACCAATAAACTAAGATCTGCATTCGAAAAGTATCTTCCGGCAGTACTAAACAACACAAGAGTATCTGCAAAAACTGAAAAAGTTTTAACAGAATCCCATGTTGCAGTAACCGGAGATAAAACTGCTAAACCAGCGGCCGCAACACCAGAAAATAATGTTGTAGAGCTAAAACGTTTAGCGGGGTTGAAATAAAATAGTTTAACCTTAAAGGAAAGAAAATGACAAAAGAACTATTAGAAAGCCGTTGGGGCGAAACTAGAGAAGCCCTGCTAGAAGGCCTACAAGGCTCACGCCGCACCACAATGAGTATCATTTTAGAAAATACTCGTAAAAACCTAATGGAAACTGCGACCGTTGGATCAACATCAGCCGGTAACGTAGCTACACTAAATCGTGTAATTCTTCCAGTTATACGTCGTGTAATGCCTACAGTTATCGCTAATGAAATCGTTGGTGTTCAGCCAATGACTGGCCCTGTAGCACAAATTCACACTCTACGTGTTCGTTACGCAGAAACTACTAGCCCAAGTGCAAGTAGCCCATTCGATACTGGTACTACCGCTGGCGATGAAGCCCTAAGTCCATTCAAGATTGCTACTGCATACTCTGGTAGTTTAGCTACTGGTAAAGCAGACGCAACCTCAACATTAGAAGGCGTTCCTGGCCGTAAGATCAACGTTCAGATCTTAAAACAAGTTGTCGAAGCTAAGACACGTAAACTAAGCGCACGTTGGACATTTGAAGCCGCTCAAGACGCTCAAGCCATGCACGGTCTTGACGTTGAGGCTGAAATCATGGCCGCACTTGCACAAGAAATTACAGTTGAAATCGATCAAGAAGTTCTAGGTAGCCTACGTGCTCTGGCTGCTACTGAATTCACATTCAACCAGGCTGCCGTAAGCGGAACTGCTACTTTCGTTGGTGATGAACATGCTGCTCTAGCTGTTCTAATCAATCGTTCTGCTAACTTAATCGCGCAACGCACACGTCGTGGCGCAGGTAACTGGGCAGTTGTTAGCCCAGCCGCACTAACTGTTCTACAGAGTGCTACAACCAGCGCATTCGCACGCACAACCGAAGGCACCTTCGAAGCTCCTACCAACACTAAGTTTGTTGGTACACTAAACGGCGCTATGAAGATCTACGTAGATAGCTATGCTAGCGACAGTCAACCTGTTCTAGTTGGTTACAAGGGTTCAAGCGAAGCCGATGCTGCTGCTTTCTACTGCCCATATGTTCCATTGATGAGCAGTGGTGTTGTTCTAGACCCAGCAACTTTCGAACCAGTCGTTGGATTTATGACACGTTATGGCTACGTTGAATTGACCAATACTGCAAGCTCTCTAGGCAATGCAGGCGACTACCTCTCAGAAATCGCTGTATCTAATCTAAGCTTCCAGTAATTAATCGTTAATTTGTTAACGAGTTTAAAAGGGACCATATGGTCCCTTTTTCAATGGATCGCTACAAATGATATTGGTGTTGTTTTTTCTGTTAAATTAATATATACTAATGATAACCTCATATG